TATGTCCGTCCTTATTCATAGCTTATCCTTTACAAATTAATTCTTATATGTAGAATACTTTAATTTTTTGGTTATGGCAAATTTTTAAACTTAGGCTTCTCTCACTTGGGCGTTTTGACTATGTGAATCAAATAAAACTTTCTTGCCAGTAGTGAGATTTTCCTCAGTTTTTTCAATTGAAGATATTATTTTTCCGCATTGAGATTTGCACAAACTAAATGATCTATCATACCCTTTTAAGTAATTTTGTAATTTAGTCCAATAATCATAACTTAGTATCTTTTCCAAAGGAACGTGTAGCCCATTAAATAGATTTTCAAACTTAGGAGGATAATAGAATCTAGACTGAGCTTCGTCATAGTAATGACTGACCACCTGTCCAACAACATCTAAATACTAAACCCTCTGGAGATACATACCATTTACCCCAGTTATCCCATACACATTTTATGACTCGTTCAGCTTTGTCCATATTTTCTTTATTCTTTTTAGAGTGTACAAACTTACCACTTTTAGGAGCAAATACATCTCTAGAAGTTTTAACAGTAGAAAATGTATGAAAATTATGATCTAAAGCCATTTGTCTAGCTTCTTCTACCTGATGTTTATTGTGTTCAAATACTATATACTTCCAATGTACTTGTGCATTATTAGTTTTAATTACAGAACAAGCATTATTAAATACATCTTCAAATTTAGTATTGATTCTATATTTAGAATGAGTATCAGATAGACCGTCCATATCAAAGTTAATAATATCACGTTTAGTTAGTATATTACCTACATCTGTCCAATAATTATGATCATGTATACCACCATTAGTATGTATTAGAATTCTAGTGTCGTGCTGTTTAACATATGTTATAATCTCACGAAACTGTTTATTCATAACCGAATCACCGAAGTTACCATTAATAACTAGCCATTCTAAATTTCTTAATAGTTCAGGATAAAATAATTGTTTAAATTTATCTAATGATATAGTATATTTTTTATCATTTAAATTAATACGAAGAGGCTTAACTCTATGACAAGCAGGACATTTAGCATTACACCTAAAAGTTAACTCAGTAGTAAGTTGTCTATATTTTCTCATTAGGATGGCGGATTCAGTGATATAATCTGCACAGTTAAGCCTGATGGTATAGCTGCATCAGTAAAAGTAACTTTACCAGATGCAGGAGTGTAAATATAGTCGGTAGTTTTGGCTTGAACAATACCATTTAAGCTAACTACAACATTATTAATAGCAACAGGGTTGCCTCCTGCTGGAGTGGCTACAAAAAAGTTATTATTACCTGAGCCTTCTCCGTCTGCGCTTGCTGCAACATTTATTAACTGAGTAAGTCCTAAAGCAACATTACTAGAAACCAAGTTAATATTAGCATTAAGTCTTTGAAAAGTTACAAAGTCATTAGCAGCCGAATCAGTAGTAGCTATTTTAGTATCAATCTGTGTTTGAATAGCACCACTAACACCATCTAAATAGCCAAGCTCTGTACTAGTAACATCTGAAACAATAATCTTACCGCTTCCGTCAGAAGCTAGAGCGCGAGAAACTGTAAGATTATCTTTGTATACAGTAGATATAGCACCAGAACGGTTATCCGTAATAGCAGTATTTAAATCTGCGCCATTATATTTTACAGAAGATGCAGTAAACTGACCTGCTACAAGATTAGCAAAACCTGTAGGACTAATAATAACATTACTATCTGGGTCTCTAGTTTCTGCTACTGTAAATGATTTAGTAGATTCATCATAGAAAAGTGCAGCATTACCTGATGTGCCTCTATTCATAAAGATACCTACATCAGCGCTAGGAGCTCCTGTCACAGAATTAGCTAAAAGTATGAATCTATCTTGAACAACAGAGTTAAGAGTATTAGCTGTAATACTGTCACCTAATACAGTTAAGTTACCGCTAATAACTAAATCATCGCTCATATTTACTTGACCAGTAAAAGTAGTACCATCAAGTATTCCTGCAATATTAGCTTCTGCTGCATCAACATTTGCTTTTACAGAGTTAACATTTGCAGCTAGATTAATTTGTAACTGTACAGTATTAGCTGCATTAAGATTTACATTTGCTAGTAGGCTAATAGTATTACCACCAACAGATAATACGTTTGCACTTGCCGCAGCTAGATTAGCAGTAGTTTGATTTAAGTTAGCTTGTAAAATATTTACATTAGCACTCACACCTAAAGTAGCTAAAGCAACATTAGCTTCGTTGCTCATAGCAGATAAAGGTAGAGATTTTATTCCGTATAACCTGCTGGTTATAGAACCATTAGCCATTTTTTCTGCAGATACTGCATTTGACTCTAAAACTGTAGATGTTACACGCGTAAGCGCCATATTAGCTCCTTAAGTATTATACTTCATCATCATCTAGCTGTTCAAAGAACTCAGCTAAAAAATCTACTGTCTCTAATGAAGTATTATTAAATCTTTCTTCTATTCTTTTATTTAGTGTATTATCAGAATCTTCCTCAAAAAAATTAGCTAAAGGATCATTTTGTTTTGGTGAGTTTTGAGACAGAGGCTCTAACTCTTCAAAAAATTCAGCTAAAAAGTCTTTCTGTTCCAAAGGCTCTGAATCACCTTCTTCAAAAAACTCTTTTATAAAATCCTCAACTTGTTCATCAATCGTTGGGGGTTTCAATAATTCATCATACACTTCTTCTATACATATCTTTTTTACTAGTATGATAATCCAATCAATTGTTTCCTGCTCCAAAGGCTCAATTCTATCAATCCATTGTCTTTCACTAGTAGTATTATTTCCTCTTTGTTCATAATAGATTCCCGTAATAGGTCCATCAACTAATTCTTGTATTTTTGGTTCTTTTTCGATAATTTTAGAAAAAGGAAAAGCTCTTGACTTTAGTGGTCCTTTTTTATCTTCCGTTATTTCTCTATATTCACAAAATACAAACTCTTGATCCATTTCATCTATGTGAAATTTAATATATTCCATCTTATCCCTCTATGCTTTTATTAAAAAACGTGCTACAGCATGTGGAACCACAGCTGTATGTGTATGACCACCAGCAGTAACACCTGTTACCACTGTTAAACCACCAGCATCTTTAACACCAGTAGACGCAGAACCTGTAGCCACAGTTAATGCGGCAGATCCAGAAGCAGTAGTAATAGTACCTGATGCTGCAAAAGATCCTGAGCCATTACCATGAGTTCCGTTATTAGTACCAGAACCCATTAACATTTTGTCTCGTAATTCAGGAGCTGCAAAAGTATTACCTGCATCATCCCCTGCGCCGTATAAAACACCTATTGCTGCAAATAGTGCTGGATAGGTAGCTCTAACTAAACTTTGTCCGTTACAGTGAAGCCAACCATCAGGAGTAGCTGATACTCCATAAGCTAAAATAGTTCCTACCGGAATCAAAGGTACAGGTGCCGTACCCGAACCTGTAATAGCGGAAGATAGTATAACATTTGCAGCAATGGGCGCATAAGTACCATCCTGTTGTATAATATTTAGTCCATTTTTAGTAGATGCAACTCCAGGTGTATGGGCTAAGGATACATTAGCACTAGAACTACCAAAATTAAATAGTACAGCAGTATTATCACTAGAACCTATACTTGATATTTTAAGAGCAGCATGTCCTACTCCTATAGCTTCTGGAAACCACTTTTTACCTCCACCAGCTGTGGTAGCTGTTACAGTAAGATTATTAGTACTTACTCCGCTTGTAGTTAAATTAACTCTATCAGAAGTAACACCACTAATAGCAACCATCGTATTAACAACTTGCCCTGTTCCTGGTGTACCTATATCAAAAATAGCAGCATCGTTTGCATTATTACTAGTTTTTAAATAGACTCTAGAATTAGCAGCTAGTGTACCATTTTCAGAAACAGTGGCTATTAATTCACCTATATCATAATGACTAACATTAGACATTAAAGGTACAATACCATTTTCTATTCTATGACCTATACCTACTCTAGTAAAGTTACCACCAATATGAGAACTTTTCTTAGTAGTAGAATCAGAAATAAATAGAGCATTAACATTTGCATTAGCAAAGTGCATTATAGTGCCGTCAGGTACTGATATGCCTTCACCAGAGGCAGTAATATTTACAGTAGCGGGAGGACTAGAACTTCTAAAATTAGTTAAAAGTGAACGCATAGAATTATTAAACTGAGTACGAGCACTATTTAAGGATGTGCCCGCCGTCGGTTCAATATATGTGTCGGATTCTACTAAAGCCATTTATACTCCTATTGCTGTCATCATTACAGACATACCTGATGTTGTTGATCCGGCACTGCCGTCGTCACTTTTAAATACCTGATAACT